TCATCAACGCCGGGAATTAACTCAGCAAGACCTGTACCAACGCGGGCCGTACCTGTAGCTAGGCCACCAACCAGACGCTTGCCTGCCTCACCAACAGAACCAAGGAAGGTCGTGTCGTCCGCAAACAAATCACCAAAGTCAGACTCTACTGCCAGATTGCCATCTATCGCAATTCGAGCAAGCTCTTTCTGGCTTATGTCATCTGGAACATTTGTAATTAGCTGGCCATTCGGCAGGCTTACGTCCACTGGCTACCCTTTATTTGCTATAGAATTAAAATCGACCGGTGTACCGGCGCCCACCATCGGTGCTCCATAGTTAGGCGCGCCCCCCATATAGGCAATAAGGTTCTGTATCTTAGCCGCATACTTTGTTTTTTCAGCCCCAAGTGCGCCTTCGTACAGGTCTAGCAAGCCCTTGAGTTGAGCGCGGGTGTTGAGGTCTGCACTCTGTTCAATCAGTGCCGCTAGCTTTTTCTCGCTCAGACCAAATGTCTTGGTGAATTGATCGGCTTTCTCCGCTCTTGCCGCGTCTTCTCGACCAGCTTGATACTTAGCTAGACGCTCCTTCATTTCCAAGGATCGAGCATCCTGCATGCCTTTGCTTGCGGCTGTGCCTGCGGCAGATATTCCTTGTGACAAGTTACCACCAGCAATACCAGCGCCTAGTTGCATCAGTGCGTTAGATCCAGCCATGCGCTTAGAGTCAGCAATAAGGTTTGCAAAGCTAAGCTCAGATGGCGCAAGCTCAGATGGCAGTGATTGTTGCTGTATCTTGCTAACGCTTTGCACCTCTTTCCCGCCTGCGGGCTTGGTAAACGGATTGCTACCAAAATAGTCGTCCATGACAGAGAGTTCAGCCCTAGCTCCGGGGTCGCTAGCATCAGTCTGCCTCTCCTGCACGAGCGGCAAGGTCTCAGCAATAGGCGAGTCCGCAGGTTCAACGCCAGCTTTCTGAGTGTCACCTCCAAGCATCTGCCCTATTGTTAGCGGGTTATCAGTAGATCCTGTGACAAGCTGATCCAGCATGTTTGCCGCGCCAGCAATCGGAGGGCTGTTAGCAAGTCCTGTAAGCGCCGTGCCAAGAGTCGTGCCCACCGCTCCGGGTATTTCTCTAGCAAACTGCCCTATACCGGAGCCAAGACCGCTCCTGTTATAGGCATCAGAAATCCTCTGAGTCGCCGCTATATCGTATTCTCTGAGCGGAGCAACACTCCGACGAACATCATCCGCTATGTAGTCACCAGCCTGACCCAAGTAGTCACCAGCAGAGCCAGCCGCAGAGCTTATATAATCTCCAGCTTGACCAAGATAATCGCCAGCAGAGTCAACGGCGGAGTCAAAAGCAGAGCTTATGTAGTTCCCAGCAGAGTCAACGGCGCCTTCGGCTCTGTCGATCAGCCCGCTCAAGCCGGGCCTATTGGCGAGACGATTAGCTACCTCATCTGAGCTAAACATCTCAGCCATCTCTGCCTGACTTCTGCGCTCAGGCATGGCCCTGCCCATAGCATCCATCCCTCTATCGACCAGCCTACCTGCCTCATCCATTCCTCTGCCAACCATGCCACCGTCTGGAGATGACTGGGAGATTCTGTCATACGCGCTCTGAATACCTCTGCCCATAGCATCTGACATGTCAGACATAACGCCCGGAATATCATTTCCTGATGGAACAAGCATGCCGTAGTTAGGCATGTTCATTGCCGCTTCTCGCTTGAGGGCTTCATACGCCTCCTCGATAGATACACGCGCCGTCTGAGCTAGCACCTTTGCTTTGTCCAGAAGAGGGTCAATGTATTCCTTTTGGAGTCCATACAAGCCATAGGCTCCGGGCATGCCGGTACTGCCGCCGTTTTCCATTCTTGCAATGCCCCCCTGCGCCATACCCATAGGCGGCATACCTTGTGGCATTTGTGGTGGCATACCTTGCGGCATTCCCTGTGGGGGCATACCCATCGGCTGTTGAGGCATCATGCCTGCAATCCCTTCCTGCACTATCTGCTCTGCCACTGTGCCTTGGTTTTGTTGCTGGTCATTCTCATACCGCTTCCGCATATCTGTGCGGCGCTGTATCTCTGATACCACCAGAAACTGAGGGACTTGACCGCTAGGAGCTTGCGCCTCTTGAGTCAGGGCATCATCGGGTAAGCCCTTGATTAAGTCTTCTGCGTCAAGAATGTTCATTATTGTCTCCCAAGGCCAAGCGCACCGTACAAGCCGGCACTAGCTATTCCAGCGCCGAGCAACTGCTGGGTGGTGCTGGGTGTTACCCCGTATGACTGTGATATCTGCCCCGGACTGATCGGCAGTCCCTGTAGCATCGAGCTATAGAATGCCAACTGCTCTTTCGGGAACGCTTGCTGACGCAGGAAGTCCATGTAGCCTATGTCGGTGCCTTTTTGTAGGAGGTTGCGTTCTATCTCACCAGCCGTTTGCATGGCTCTGAGGCGCTCCATCTCCTGCGCCTGACGCTGACCAACAAAGTCACCCATCATTCCTGCCGCCGCAAGCTGTTGCTGACCACCAGAAAGAAGCTGACCGTAAGCACTCTGGCCAAGCTGAGCCGCCGCCCTTGCTTGCTCAAGGTTCATGCCCTCAGCCTGTCGCCTTGCTGTCTCATTCGCCAACTGTTGCTGTTGCTGGAAGTTCTCAAGCTGGGCCTGAGCCGAGCGATCTGCCTCAAAGCCACGCACACCCTGCTCAAAGGCGGCTTGACTGCCGCGAGTCTGGATGTCTCCAAGCTGTTGACCAAGGTTGCGCTCACGTTCTGCCTGCATAATGGCTTCTCGATACCCACCAAGACCGCCAATGCCAGCCGCCTGCAAACCAGTCTTTTGACCCATAATGTCAGACTGTCGCTGTGCCTCTCGCTTCTCTACATCAACAACAGACTGCTGATAAGGATTCATATAATTCTGTATGCCGACTGTATCAGTCAAGCTACCGGGATCGTATCCAACACCCCGATTTAAACCGGACACATAACTAGGCTGTTCTTGCAGGCGCTTCGTGGTCTCCAACATGGTGCTGGCGTAAGGGTTTCCCTGTCCTACCTGTGCGGCGATGTCCCCTGCCGCAAGTAGCTCATCGGGAGTACCAGACACGCCAAGCTCCGTAAACCGGCGCATAGCCTCCTGCTCTGGGGCTGTGAAGTATTCAACCCTTTTGCCGGGATATGTCTCGTAGGGGACCGCGCTTTCATAACCGACACGCGCCAGTAGGTCTCGGTAAAATGGTTCAGCAAACTCAGGTAGTGATGTATTAGTTACCGTTGTTTCTGTTGGTCCTTGGCTACCGCCGCCTTTACTCATCTTCTATTCCTTTTTCGTAAAAAGCTGATGACTTAGTAAAACCATCTTCTTTGAGAAACTTCCAAAAGCCAAAACGAGCTACCCCTTCTATGCCTTGGCAACCAGATTGCTTGGCGTAGTTGGTTATGTTTTTGAGCATGTCTGGATACCACAAGTCAAAGTTAAGTCCGCCCAAGAAGTGCATGGATAGAAACTTTTTTCCGGGATAATTTGTGATCTCAGTAGTTACCGCGCCCCATATACGATCTTCATCGTAAGCAATCCAAAGCTGGCTCCTACCGTTACAGATGACTGCGAGCAAGTGCTCCATCGTCCACCTGCCATTGGCTATATCTACTGCTTGCTCCAGATACCCCCTTACCTCTGGCCAAACGTCAAAGGCATGTTCTGGGGGTACAAGGGTTGTCTTCATCCGGGCATAATTCCTTTTGCGTTAATTGCGGGGGGCTGTTCTGCCGTTCCGCCTCGCGCCATGCGGACTCTTTCTAGCATAGAGTCTAGCTCGCTGGCACCAGCATCTGAGCTTCCATCGCCCAGATCGGATACAACGTCGGCTGGAACAATATACTCTCCCGGCGATACAGCTACCGGCTGAGAAGCCCCAATCATTCCGGGTATCATATCATCCATACCCCCGCCTTGACCCTTAATCATGCCTTCATTTTGATTGTTCGGAGCGACCATGCTGAGGATCATATCGCGAACCTGACCAAACACATCTGGGCCGTACTTGCCCAAGAACATCTGGATGATCTGATCTGCTTCCGGGCTAGCTCCTAACAAGGCAGAAGCAAGCATGTCAACATCCTGCTCACTCGGGCTAGCCGCAAATGCTGAATCTACCTCAGCGATCCCGCCGGCTGGAGTTTGCCTTTCGCCCAGAGAGCCTACCAAGGTTCTCCCTCCCTCATTAAATCTAATCCCGCCTCTCCGAATCACGGCCATAGCCTTCGCAATCGCCGCCTCCTGCTCTTCATCCAAAGCTGGCGCTGTTGGTGCTGGTGCTGGGGGTGGTGCTGGGGCTGGTGTTGGGGCTGGTGCTGGAATGCTACCGCCCTTGCCTCCCGGACCACCCGGCATTGCCGCCATAGCTCCCTGCGCTACGAGGGCTTCTATCTCGGCATTTGTTTTTGTCGGAGCGGCTGGTTTTGGCGGATTAGCAGGAACCGTAGGTGCGGCAACAGGAGTGGGTACAGTCACGTTTTCCGAAATGACATTAACGCCTATGTCTGGGGCTTGCGGAGTGGCCTGCACCTGATTCGCTGAGGTTGCGGCACTGTCCTGTTCCTTTTGCTTGTCCCGAAAATACTGAAAGCTACCCTCATAGGGCGTGTCAACGACAGTTCCCTTGGTGGGATCGCCGTACAGCGCGGCAACTATGGGGTGTACCCCGCCCGCATCTTGCTTTTCAGTAACCTCGCTATTATCTAGCGTCACGGATGGATTACCAATACCCTCTGCTATTGCGTCTGTCACAGTGTTACCGGCGCCATAGGCACCAGAGTTATCGCGCTGAGGGCTACCGCCGAATGAGTTGTAATCAGAAGTGCCGACGAATCCATCAGACGGGTCTGCCTGATATCGCATCCTATGATGCGCTCGCTCAAGGTCGGTCATAAGCGCCGGGTCAATACCGTAAGGGGTGTTACCTGCCGCCCTTATGTTGGCTAGTGTCTCTTCACTTGCGTGGCTGTAAAGCTTGCCGTTCTTGTAGTAGATACCTTCTCCGTATTGACCGGAGGAGCCTTGAATAGCATAGGTGTCATCCCCTGCATCACCCACCGTGGTCTGATCTACAATGTAGTATCCGCTTATCGGAGACCCGTAATATTCCTCGTCGGTGTACTCTTCTGGATCTACCCCAACGATACTGTTGATTGTATAACGAACGACCTTCCCGTTTTCAATCTTGTAATAGTCACCAGCGGCATGACCTCCAGAGTTGCCTCCTCCGCCGAACGAGGGACCGCTTGGCGCGGACGGATTGTAGGGCGGATTGTAGGGCGGGCTAGAGGGGTTGCTTCCGGGTGGAGTGCCTGTACCGGGGTTAACCGGATCACTAGGCGTTGTCGGCGTTCCCGGTGTGGTCGGGCCAGTTCCGGGGTCTTGAACCGGCGGCTCCTCATCTACAGGCTCTTCGGGTGCGTTATCTCCGCCCATACCGTAGCTTGCCAGTGTGCGGTAGTAGTCTTGTAATTGCTCTAAGTAGCTTCCCCTGTCAATGATCGGATCAAAATAAGTACCGGTATCGTCAACGCCTTCTTGAGTTGGCCGATATGCTCGACTAGGAATAAAGGGTGCATTAGGGTCTGCTTGAAAGTATTGGAACTCAGGCTCAAACCCAGACATATAGTCGGTAGGCGCCGCAATCTTGTAGTCCTCTCGCAGTCCAGCTTGAATAGAAACTGGGTCTATGCCCCCGATGTTGCCGGTTGTATAGCCGAAAAGACCAGAGCCTTGCAGGTAGTTAGCCAGCGGATCGACCGCCGAGTCAGTACCCTGTGCCTCAGCAATGGCTCTTTCTCGCTGTGCTCGGAACCCCTCCCTTCTTCTGTAATAGCCTTCAAGTAGACTCTGTTGCTCAGGGGTTAGTGGGTCTCCTCGCTTAGCCGCTTCCAGAGCCTTGTACTCGTCGGTATCTGTTTGCGCGGTCCCAAAGTTTTTCATCCCGTAATATCCGGGCGCTAAAATATCCATGCCGTTTTCATCAAGCACTTCAAACTTGTCTTCCACTGACGGCGCTTGAGAATCGCCCTCTCCGCTATCACCATCAGCGCCTTCGGCAGAATCGCCTGCCGCATTTTGATACCACTCCTCAAACGGTGGCAATGGGTAGTCCTGCTTTAGTAGCATGTCGTATAACGCTTTCCACTGGGCGCGACTCATACCTGTTCTGGTGGCGCCCCCTGCCGCCATACCGGGAGCCGCATAGTCATAAGTACGCTGGCTCATTTGTGACCGGTAAGGGCTAAAGCCGGGAGCTATTCCGGGCTGAGCCATTGCGTATGCTGATTGCAGGTCGCCGTATGCTTCTCCTCGGCTAGCCTCCGACTCCTCTAGGAGCCGACGCTGTTGCTTCTCAAACTCCTCCATCGTGTCCATCTGAGCCATCTGGCCTGAGCCAATACCAATGCCCATCAATTGGCCGGTCGTGCCTAGCTTGTCCACAAAGCCTTGTGCAGTCTGCCCTATGCCAGAGCCGCCCACTGCTGTATCAAAATCCCCAAGCATGCCGGGAGCTTCTGAGATGTAGCCTGCGGCCTCTGGTGCAACCTGCATGGCTCCAGATGCGGCTTCGGCGGCTTGCGCTGTGTAGTCAGTGAGGCCGGGGGTAACAGCACTGGGGTTAAACGCTTGAGCTAAGTTAGAGGTGACGTTTTCGGTGGCCAGTCCAGAGAGATCCACTCCCCCTGCACCCGCACCAAGAGTCTCTGCGCCAGTGCCAAGAGCCTCGGCACTCGTGGTCGCAACATTTACCCCTTCCTGAGCACTATCAAACAAACCACCGATACCCTCACCAAGACCGCTACCCAGACCGGCTGTCAGACCAGACAGCAATCCCCGCTTGAGATCGCCCGTCACTGCCGCCGTGCCGATACCTGTCAGCGCCGCTGAGCTTAATGCGCTCAGACCGAGCTGACCGCCCAGCATGCCCAGTGCGGGGGCAAGGAATGGCAAGAACGCCTCTGGCTGTCCCGTGACTGGGTTGGTTGTCAGGCTCCCTGTGGGGGACAGAGATGCAATTCCTGCGACCTCGATTGGGTTCATGTGCACAAGCATGCTGTCACCGTATCGGCCATGCTGTGCCATTTGGTCCATCATAGGTTTAGCGGGGTATCTGTTCATAGTTAGCTAGTCTCTACGCCAAATAAGTTAAAGCTCATGCCTGTACCGCTAGCATAGACTTTGATTACATCGTTTTGGTTTAAGGTAATACCAAGGATCGCCGCAAGAGTATCGTTGGCGACAAGTTGTTTGTCGTAATAAAGGAACTGCTTATTGTCTGCCGTGGCGTCATTAACGTGTACGCTGACACGGAAAGCAATAGGGCCGGCGCTTCTGTTGCAAATAACAAGTGAGCTACAAGTAGTCAAGTTCAGGTTGGGGACCGTGTACAAGACTGTTGTTGTTGTGGCCGCAGGATCTGCCTGCCCAAGTACCTTGATCACATCAGCCATTAGTGGCACCCATTAGTAAAAACTGAAACCGTCGCAGGGCTAGGGAAGACAGCTTGTTTGTCTTGTCCCGATTGCCTTCCACCGTGCCCGTAACATCCTGCAAGGCTTGCTCGATGGTGCGCCTAGTGACCTGCTCATTCTCTGCGTCATAGTCCGGTCGCGCAACAGGGAGTGTGGTATACCTCATCAGCGTTTGCCATCCGTTCTGGTGTCAACTCGCAAGTCTCCCAGTGTCCATCCATATCCGGTACCGGCTGACTCGATGCGTACAATCATCTCTCTAGTCCTGCCTCGCAAAAAGACCTGCCCAGTATCGCTGTCTATGGTTCCGGTTGCCAGCGTTGCCTCTGTGCTCAGGGGGAAGTCTCGCCCTTTTACTGTGAAGGTTATATCTGCGCTACTTAGATCACCTCTAAAATTAAAATCAGGAATTAGCCTGCGAATATGTATGAAGCTATCTCCATCTCCAATGCCAATGCCGCCAGATTCAATAAAGGCATTGAGAGGCTCTCCGTCCGCATCATTGCCGTACTCTTGAATGTATAGGTAATTAGCATCTAGATTAGCCAGATTGTTACTAGCCGCAACAGGGTACTCTTTAGTGGGGGCATGGATGTAAGCGCCTCGGTCCAACGTGCCAGTAGCCCAGCTACTTTCTTGATAGTTGAATGTGACGTAGTTTGTTATGTCAGAACCGGCTTCACCAACTGGGTAGTACCATGTGATCTCTGAATCATCTGGGTTACTAACAGCGAATATCTTGAAGCGTTGTTCAAACTGAACCCCCGAGAATACATAGTCTAGTACAGAACAAGGCAGTCTCTGTACTGAGCCTCGGTAAACATAGAAGCCTTCTCGGTCCATAAAGAACACTGCATCAGCCGCCGCAATCGCCGCGTTAGGCGATATCATGCTGACATTCTCAGCGACTGGCGTAAACGAGTATATGAAGGGGGCACCGACGAACCGCATAGATTGTATGCCCTCGTCAGTGAATATGAGTATCTCTTGCCTCGTCTTTACAGCACCAACGATCTCTGTGCCGGTAGAAAGCACCTGACCTCCAGAGCTATTTGTTGCTGTAGGCGTCCAATCGAGAGCATTTTCTTGATCAGACCAGCGAACTAACAGCGGGTCAATGCCCGTAGAGCCAATAGGATTTACGCCAAAGCAAATAACATGTCGGTCGATATCTGAGACCATGACCTGTAGCGCGGCGGATGGGGCGTTACTGCTCGTAGGGAATACGGATGTGTTTGTAATGGCCGAGGCTCGCGTTCCTGTCCCCGCGCTCTCATCCCAATAGTACACTCCACCGCTACGAGCATTAAAAAGAAGGTCATCACCAAACGCATCTTGACTAAACAGTCTAAGCTGGTTCGTGACGTTAATGTCTACTCCTTCACCCCAGTTGCTTTCGCCCCATCCGCCTACGCCCCAGCCAGTGCTGTCTACATAAAAGTTAGTGCCTGTGTTGATCTGATACGCGCCGATCACAGAAGATCCGCCATTACCAGTGTCTGACGAGTTAGCAGTAACAGTAACCCCTGCTGTGTCTTTCGCTATGACGGTGTAGCTGTTTGCGTCAACGATGCTAGCAACTTGATACTCTTGGTTGAGCACATCCGCCGTGATCACTCCTCCGAGGGTGACCGCTCCAGAAAAAGTAACGAAGTCATTCTCTACCGCGCCGTGAGCCGTGTCACTAACCGTCAAGGTTGGCGATCCAGTGGATGCCGAGAAGGTAACGTCGCCTGCCGCAGTCGTGACCCTTATGGGGGTGATGTCAAATATTGCGCTACCAGTCTCAACGTAAAACTTTAGATTCGTGCCGACGCCTAAATACTTATCACCAGATGAAGCGCCCCAATCAAACAGAGAGCGACACACCCCGCTGATCGCCGTCTCTATATACTTAGCCCAGCCGCCGATGGTTTCTGCTCGACCTTTTCTAAACCGTATCTTGTCTGCGTCAAACCAACCGGAGTCAGCACTGTACTGAGTGCCTTCCTTGTTGATGCCCGGACTGAATGAAATCTTAGATACTGTCATTCTAAAACCCTAGTACGCCCACATGACCGGAGTAGTGCCCCTTATGTCCACATGAACAAAATGTTTAGCCACCCCGATACCAGAGAAGCCAAGATCAATAGCGTTAGCGACAATAGCTAGCCGCTGGACTCCATCGGCAACCTTAATGTCCGCCGCTATGCCCTGAGTGTGTGTTCCCGGCTTTGCCTTTTCTGCCTCTATGGGATGTCGCTCTGAGCGATAGCCAGAGGTAATGACAAAGGGGAAGCCGCACCTTTCTCTTAACATGTCTAGGCAATGAACAAGCTCATCCTTGATCTGGTTCTCTCCGGTCTCGTGGCATGCAAATTCGTTAATATCAAAATACTTAAACTGACTCATCCCTTCTTCCCAGCGCCCAAGAACAAACCAAAGCTACCGGTAAGTGCGCCCGTCATTACGCTAACCAAACCAGCCTGCTCTAGGCTTGGTGCCGGCAAGGTCATAAACCATTCAACAACGCGGTATGTCATAAAGATCATTGCCACCATCATCAGACGGGGAATGACTTGCAATCTTTCGAGGTCATATACACTCATTGTTTGCGCGCAACCCCTTTTGTTTTCTCATAAGTCCTGAGACCTCCGAGGCCAAGCATCCCCAGCAACACGGTCATTAAGCTACTCATGTCAAACACGGGTAACTCAGGAAGAGCCACTCCAGCATAAGCCGCACCAAAGATAACAACTGGAGACACCACAAAATGCCAGCAAAGAGCAATAGAACAAGTCCAGCCAACAAAAGGACGCCATCCTGCAACAAACATGGACTTATGCGCCGCTTCTGTTTTGTTGATCTCCAACTGACCCTTAGCCAGTTCTTGAGCGTGTCGCTCAGACAATGTGGCAATCTCATGGGCAAGCCTATTTCTTTCGTCAGCATCAGGTATAAACTTGTCCAGCAAGCCAGTAACCGGACCAACCAGAAGATCGAGCATTACCAGCTAGCCAGCGCCACGCGCCTCCAAGTATTGGTTGCTATACACACATATAGGTAAGACGCATCCCACGCAACCTCACCCTGAGTTCCTGCCGCACTAACCGACGAGGGGGTCTGAGCCGTTGTAATGATAATGTGATCGGCATTAGCCTTGAGGGTCGAGAAGGTGCCAGCGCCGGGAGTTGACGCCCCGATATTGGTTCCGTCAATTGCCCCGCCGTTAATGTCTGCCGTGGCAACGGTCACAGTTCCTGTCGCGGTGACATTCGTAAACGTGCCTGCCGCCGCGCTAGATGCGCCGATAGGCGTCCCGTCAATTGCTCCGCCGTTAACATCAATACTAGAAAAAGAGGATAGTCCGGTAGATGTTATATTGCCTGTGACGTTACCTATTACCGCTCCCGTCACGTCGCCTGTAAGGTTGCCGTTGACATTGCCAGTCACTGTGCCGGCCACATTGCCAGTTAAATTACCGGTTACATTGCCAGTCACCGTGGATGTTATGTTGCCTGCAACAAGATCACTGTAGACCTGAGAAACAACGGCTCCACTTCCTGCACCGTCAAACTTAACCAAGGCGTCTTTGCCATTGGCTAGCTCAAAGTCGTTTGAAGCATTGTACGTTCCTTGAAATATAAACAGGGAACGAGACCCTGACAGGCTGTTTCTAATGTGCAGGATTTTCTCTGAGTCGTTTGGCGTCAACTGAACGTAACCTGCACCCCCGATATCGCCGCCATCAACCACGCTGATAAATGCGTTGCGTCCATCAGAAACAGCACCATTAGTTATTGGGAGAGCCTTGGCTCCTCCAGACGTGATGTTCGAGGAGGTGAGGGTGACAGAGGCAATGCCGTTGATCGCTTGATCAATAATGTCGAAGTTGGTATTGGTGGTATTGCCCCATGTTCCAGCCTGCTGGCCAGTCTCAATCTTCTCTATGCCGAGATTCGTTGTGTAAGTGCTAGGCATGTTCCCCTCTAGGCCGCTATCTCAACCCAGTTCGGGTCTTGATTCGGCTTGATTTCATTCCATGTGATAACCTGCGCGGTCCCCTCTGTTGCGGTAGCCGACAAGCCGGTAACTAATATATTGGTTTGTGTAAATGTGCTAGGAACCCCGACAGATCCGGTTAGCCCTACCATCGACAAGTTCGCGGTGGCTCCGCCGGTAACAACTACGGCCCCGACAGATCCGGTAGCGCCAAGCCCCGTGACTGTCACGTTTGCAATGCCAATTACAGAGGCTATGCCAACACCGCCAGTCGCGCTCAAGCCTGCCGGGAAAGCGTTTGCGTCCCCCGTCACAGCAGGGGCGGTGGCGTTAACTGATCCTGTTGCTAAAAGCCCAGAGACGGTGGCATTGGCATCCGCTGAAGCAATGGCATCGCCAACAGACGCTGTTCCTGACAAGCCAGTGACAGTGACATTCGCAATACCCGTGACCGTTACAGAACCAACGCTTGCGGTGGCGAGGTTGCCAGATGGGAATATTGTTACGTCACCATTGACGTTAACGCTGTTACCTACAAGTGCGGTAGCCTGTAAGCCAGTAACACCAATCGGACCTTCTACCGCCTGTGAGAGCGGGATCTCTGAGAACGACGATGCCCCAAACATTACTTGTCAGCCTTGTCGTCTAGCTTCTCTAGGATTTTATCCAGCTTCCCTTTGATATCTCGCATCTCCCGGTCGTGAGACTGACGAACAATCTCGGTCTCCGTTTTGATAACTGCAATCTGCGTGGTGTGGTCCTGCTGTCGCATAAAGATCAGCCAAACAAATGCCGTGATAGGCATAACGATCCATTGCAAGATGGCCTCAATAACTTCCATCGTTAACTCCATGATGATTAGTTACAGGTCACAACAATCTGACCCTCAGAGTTCGCTGTTGCAACACAGCCGCTCTGCTCTGTAGCCATCATGCCAGCAAAGGTAATGTCTCTTGTTACAGAATAGTTTAGCCAGTCCGAGTTGGCTTCAACCAAAGCATTTAGTCCGTCTTCTCCAGCCTGCCCCAGAAGGGTCATTCCATTTACCCCGAGGTTGGTTAGGTTGCTCATCCCGGCAGTGCCTAGATTATTGGCCACATCAAGCCCCTTCGTCGCAATGTCTACGTTTGAGTCAATGCCAGAGGTGCCCAGTGTTACCATTCCGTTCACAAAAGGGGTGTAATCTATGTTACCGAGAACGTCTCCGGTAACTTGATGCGAGTCTACAAACGCACCATACAAAGCCTGACTATCCGCAGACTCTGCTGAAATTCTTGCCATATCTACTTGGCTGTTATATCGCGCCATAGTCTTGGCTGAGTCTGCTTGCATCCACATCATCCCAAGAGATGAAATGGGTGCCGCTAACACAGAGGCCCATTGAAGGGCGTCCGACTGCTGAGGCATGGGCTGGACAGACTGAGTGTTGGTTAGCGCCAGCGCCATTACAGCCGCGCTCGCGGCCTGTCCATCGCCAGAAGACGCGATCTTTGATAGAGCCTCAAACTTGGCTTGCGCCGCTGACGCATTAGCCTCCGCTGTTTTTTGCACGGCCTCGTAATACTGGCTAGTTGATGTCGAGCACCCTGCTAGCAACAGCAGTGACGCTCCTATAATTACTTGTCGCATTCCACAATCCTCTTCGTGGCAAGCATGATAGCCGCCCGTTTTAAGTCTGCGTCATACGACGCTTTGCAGTGATTTTTCTCAAATGGTAAAAACAAAATGTCTATACACACACGAACCTGCTTCCACACCACCTGCCTGCGAAGGCGATAGGCACGGCCAGATATGGACTCGTTGGGATTGGGACCAAGCAGGATTACTACGTTAATCCACTGGCTTGTGGCATCGCCAACCCTTAGCAAATACGCACTTAATTCTTGCATCTTGATGTCATTCTAAACTCACAATCAATATTGAGCATAAAGCTTGTTGTGCCTTTCTTTATCCCAGCCCAGCCTCTGTTTCTCGGCTAGCGTCTTCATTGCATTATCTGCAACCTTGTTCTGCATGTACATAACTAAATGAATGCTGTCATTAAGACCTAAATTTTCTTCCTCTTGGATCGTGCCGGGAGGCACATACACCGCTCTCTTAGCTTCCGGTATAAAGCTGTGACTCCCGCCTAAGTCGCTAGTCCAATTTAGGCTTATGTCCCCGGATAGCTGGCATCGGTACACCGAGTGAGGTATACCCGCAAAAGTATCATCAATGTGGGGTTTGATTTTGCATTTTGACTTGACCCTAATCATAACGGATCTTAATAGGCTGGCTTGGTTTATAGAGAGGGCCATTACAAACTCTATATTCCCCAAGAGCTTCTCAAAGTCGGAGCTAACGGCCTCTGTTGTCACCGTCCTAAAAGCACCCTCGTCATCAATCTCTGCGGCGCTAGCTACTAGGGGTATTACTTCAGCTTCTTTAAACTGATCCGCATTAAATTTATTTATGGACCAAAGGTCTTCAGATAATTCTCTGAATCTGCGTATTAGTTCGTCATCAATCGCCAAGACACAGGTGTTTAAACTGTCTCCCAATGGATTTTGAATGCGTTTTTTTAAATAACTGATCACTTAAAGTGCCCGGCTTTAAGGAGCGTAGTATTCCACGGGCGTATCTTCCGTAGCTTCCACTTGAGCTAGTAAGTCTGACCGTCTGCCCGGATCAATCAGAGAAGCAGAAATAAAGTAGTCCACCGCTTGAATTGTCGCAGGATCTGCAACGCTTATAAAAGAAGCCGCATTCAAGTCATCCAGTATAATTTTAACGCCAACGTCGGTTGACGAGTAAATTGCCGACTTCTCACTCACAGTAAATCTACCCCTAAACTGCAAAACAGACATTCCGTTTATATAAAAAGGCTCTGGAGGGGGCGGATCTGTTAGTCCTTGATCATCAAGCACCTTGCCTATAACTTCTTCTAGCCTAACCACAGCATCTTGTTCAGAGGCAAAAGGAGGACTAACGGGGATATTGCTCCACGCCACATAATTACTATCCACTTCAGCAGGAGTAGCATCAAGCGTCTCCGTATACCCTACCAGAAGCCCGCTGTCTTTTGCTTTTATAAAAAATAACATAACGATAGTCCTAGCTTATGTTGACTAAATCAAGGTTAGTTCTATATCCGTTATTACCCATAAACGTGTAGCTACTGCCTCCGTAATAACTGCCACCATATACATAGCCGGATAGATAACGCACATTTGTGCTATTTACAATTCTTGCGTTGTTACCTTGAGCGGCATTAGCGGCACCGGTTATGTTGATTCCGGTCAAGAAAGACTTGGCTTTACTTATTGAAGACACCGTCCATGTGTCGTAGTCGCTAGAGCTGTTTACCACTGTGTTGGTAAAGAGGTGCTGAGTGCTACAAGAGCTTAATCGGCTAGATACGTTTGTATCAATACGGTCGCGATACGTTGTGCTCCATACGTTAGAGGATAACGCTGTGGACGATGGCGCTCTAGAGCTTATATTGGTATCTAGGTAACCAGCCTTGGCGTTTGTCCAGACATTACTAGACAATCCGCCAACCCCACTGATAGGCGCATCTAGGTTGTCTAGATTCCCTGCTCTGGCGTTGGTCCATGTAGCGGTTGACAGTGCTGTTGATGACGGTGCCCTAGTGCTGATGCCTGCATCAATATAGCCAGCCTTAGTATCTGTCCATGTCGCATTAGTAAGTGCTGTTGATGCGGCGGCGCGTGAACTGACACTAGCGTCTAAGTACCCTGCTTTTGCATCCGTCCATACGGCTGGATCAAGCCCGCCAAGAAAGTCTTTTAGATTACTCATATTAGTTTCCAGCCCTGTGTGGCGTCTACATACTCTACCGTTCCTGAGAAGTAGTCCACGTCTAGGTTCATGTCTGAGGCAGACCCCATAATGTTACTGCCGTTTCTTCCAAGCACCGCCGCCGTCGTAGCAAAATTGCCGGTATAATCGACAAAGGCAACTTGATCCCCAGCAGTTGGAGAGGCGGGTAGCGTCATGGTCACCGCCCCGCCAGCCGTGCTGATGTAGTATCTAACGCTTGCAACGGAGGTAAAGTTTGAAGTTTGTACCGTGAAGGTAGACTCTATCCCAGCAGGCACATCCGCAAAGGCCAGCGTTCCTGATCCATTGGTTTTTAGGAACTGATCTGTTGATCCATCAGACGTTGGATAGGCAAGCCCTGCCGCAGTCAAACTTGTTACGGCCACATTCCCCGTAGCGTCCCCGTATACGGACTTGTCCGCAGGGTATGTGACAAACACGTCTTTCTGGCCCGCACCAAAAGACACGGCAGACCCACTGTTAGAGCTATCAAGCACTGTGGTTCTTGTTAACGTGTTACCAGAAGACGCATACGTCCCGAGACCCACCTCATACGCTATGTTGTCGTTGTCAACAATCGCATAATAAGTTGTGTCCCCGTCTGACAGCGCAGAGGAGAAGGTAACGAAGTTAGCTTGAGCGCCACCCAAAGATATTGCGCCCGTGCCGGTAGTCGTCGTTACCTCTTTTACTCGATCAGCAACAACAAGGGCCATCGTTATGCAATCCTGATAATGGCGTTAGAGGCGTCAGCGGTGGGGAAGATGATTGTGAAGTCGCCTGCACTTGATGTCTTGTCAGCACCAAAATCAAGGACAACAACAGAGTCCGTCGTACCCGCTCCAGCGCCAGCCGTAGTGTTGTAGATTAGCGCGCCTCTGGCAGTAATTGTCGCCGAGCTAAAGGTCAGGTCTGCAAAGTCAGTTAGGGCGGTGGTGCCTGACGTGGTGGGGGTGACGTTTGTTAACGTGCCGCCGCCAGCAGAGTAGCCAGTGCCGCTAATTTCGTTAGTAGCCGTATAGTCAGTCGTGCTTGCAGTAAAGGTCGCACTGTTGGTGTAAAGGGCTAGCTTGAACGTGTCGCCTGACCCATTCGTGAAGTTGTGCTTACCTTCCATCAATTCCTGCTTGAAAGAGGTGCACATATAGTTACCGGTAAATGCCATCTTAGAGTCTCCTAATCATTTCAGCTAAGTCTTTTTGTCCTGCATCCGCGAGTGCGTTGCATACGGTGGTGCGGTCGCTGTTCACTGCTTCCTTCATATAGAAGACCAGCACCGACCGGATCTGCTCCTTAAATGCCTTGGCCTGCTCCTTAACAGCAGGTCCAGCATCATCAGATACATGAATAATTTTAGTGAGGCAACGATCCGCCACCTCGTCAGGATTGAAGCCACGGCCCGACGTAGTTTTTACCCCGACCGTACCAACCGCTAAATCCAACATTATGTTCTAGGCTTCCTCACTGCGCCACCTCGGTAGCTATCTGTTGTGCTGTAGCCTTCGCCCAACTCTTCAAGGCGCGCAAGGGCTTCCTCATAGCGACCCCCATACAACTGCATCAGGTCTGGGTCACCTTTAAGGTAAGTATACGCTTCCAGCAAGCAACCATAAAGTAGTGTTGAGTCAGCATTCTCTCCCAACCAGCTTGTTCCTGTTGATGAGGTTGTGATCGACTCTGGCTTGTGGAAGTAATGAAGCTCTACATCGTAAGCCTTGTCGGGAGTCGGCCCAACGATGAAAGAAGTGTCACTAAAGATGCCGTAATACTTAGGAGCGGCCTGCGTAGCCGACGAAGGATATGCTTGCCTGATGAAGTTTACGTCTTTAAATAGCAGGTAATCATAGCCAGAGTCATCAATGGCCATAGAGTATGGGGTCAGGAAGTCCGAAGGCATAATCAAGTATGGGTTGGCTGACGCCACGGTACCCGTCACATTCTTTCTGAAGTCAGGAAGCTGTACCCGCTTTAGTATTCTATCTTCCGCCTGCTGGATAAAGGTTGGCAGATTATTAACAAATGATGTTTCACTGGACTCTACATAGTCCTGAATCGCTTGCTTTAGCGTCGTATATGTAAAGCTCATAGTGTGTTTACCCGATAACCCATGCCGCTGTGGACACTACAGTATGTGTAGAGTGTTGGGGCGCCTACTGCCACCACAATCTGTGTGTAGGCACCGGCACTTCCCGGTGTCCCAACGTATGTCACGCCAGTCGTGTATGCTGATCCACCTGCATGTGTCCCATCCACTGTTGTTGAGAAGCGAAGTGGGTGACCAGAGTTACTATTGTCAGACTGATCATAGCGGTAAGTGCTACCTTCATTGATATTTACCCCGCCAGCCCCCGGCAATGACCCGTCTTGATAATACTTGTTGCCTGAGCCGGGATTGCTAACTGTTATCGCGTAACTAGTTATGGTGTCTGCGGCCACTGTGACCCCGTTTGCGGCCACATCGCCGGCAACCCCCGTAGGGTAGACAGTTACGTCGCCTGTCGGGGCAGGTACAGATACCTCAACGCTTACACGCCCAACCAGACCTGATATGTCAAGGCCAACAGTGCGGCTACCGAAAGCAGTATCGCCACCACCCACGGGGTTCCAAGCAAAGAGAGCGCGGCTTTCGTCAAGTCCGTTGTCAGGCCGAGGAAACCTAAGAGCTTGTGCATCGCTTGCATTAATATCTCCCAGTTTAAGTTGGGGCTGGTCTTGATCTACCACATCCCGACCAACTAACAATCCATTCCAGCGGCCATCTTCTATCTGACGCACCAAGTCCCGTAATGGATATCGAAAGCCTGTTCTGTCGCAAAACCCGTAGGCTTTCTTGCCAGTAACATAGCTACTCATAAGTTGTTATAGCCACCCGGAGACATGTACAAAGATGCTTTTTCGCGGGCCGCGTCTGCCGCTAATGCCCACTGCTCCTCGTACACCTGCTTCAGTGCAGGAGCTAACTGCATCGCTTCTGGCTTCTTGCTGGCAATCTGGTAGGCAAGCCCCGCAACCAAACAAGGCAAGAACCTTGCCGGCACATCCATGTTGTTTGATGCGGGACTGCCTGTATCTTCTATCCGGTCCATATAGTAGTACGCAAAGGTATACGTCTGCGTAGCGTCAGGCGTTGGCCAAACATGGATGGTTATACCGGTTGGCTTCCGCTGAACATAATACTGCAACGGTCGGCCCTGAGTTAGCTTGTTGGTCTGATGAGCGTACTGGCTCACCGAAATTCTTTGCATTGTAAGGTCGGACTGCTTTGCTGGGTCACCAGCGTCTGTACGAAGCAAGCCCTCAATTATGTCTAACTTGTCAGCATCAAGGTCGTATGATGACGTTCCTGCCACAAGAGCCAGCGTGGTATTCTGTACCGTCCAGAGGTTAAGACCCCTGTTTTGCCACTCAAGCATAAGCAGATCAATGCTCCGACGAGCAGTCCGGTAATCATACCCATCACGAAGCTCCAGACCTGCCCGCTCATACGCCTCTTCCATGATGTCTGACAGGTCAAGAGTAAAGCTGGTTGTGCCGCTTGTCGCCATTACGCCTTCTTCCTCTTACTCTTGTTAGTCTTGACCTTTGCCTTTCTGGAGGCTGGGGCATTTTTTACTTGCTTACCTGTTTGTGCTCGACTAATCGGCATAACTACTTTCGCTTAGACTTGGCACCAGAGCACTTCCACCGCTTACGGGAGAGGTTGTTAGGTGTATTGGGGTCGTTTTGCTTGTCCTTAGACAGTCGCTTCTTGATTCCTAGAGAGCGAGCGCAGTAGCTATCGCCCTTGCTGGTTCCGGGCTTTACCCTAGCACCACCACCTTTAGCCTTGCCCGCCTGACCGTAACTGACCTTCTTGCCAGTAGAT